TATCGGAAGCGGGATGACGGGGTGTGGGAGGTTTATCTCTATAGCCCCGCGGCAGTGGATCTGGATCTGCGGGATCCCATGGAACTGCCCTATGACCATGGCCAATGTCCGTTCGTGGATTTCCCGTATGAGATCAAGGACAAGGGTTGGTTCAGCCCAAGAGGCGTGTGCGAGATCCTAGCTCCGTTCGAGCTGAGCATGACATCGATGTGGAACCACAAGCATGATGCGATGACCCTGTACAACCGCCCGCTGTTCCGTGCGGAGCGGGAGTTGCCGAACTCCATCAACCTGCGGTTCCAGCCGGGGCAGATTTTGCCGTATGGTGTGGCCCCGGTGCAGATGCCGCAGCCTCCGGTGAGCTTTGATCAGGAGCTGAACCAGACGCGAGCGGTGGCGGAGAACCGGATTGGTAGTCCGGACTACGCGATGGGGAGCGTGATGAGCGGAGGTTCCGACCGGCGCACGGCGACTGAGATCCAGAGCATCAACGCGCAGGCCATGCAAAGCGGTGATCTGCGGGCAAGGTTGTTCCGAATGGCTCTTGGCAAGCTGTACCGGCAGGCTTGGAGTTTGTATGTGCAGTACGATAGCAAGAGTCTGCGGTATCGATTCGCGGAGGATTCGCTGGAGGCAGATCCGGTGGCTCTGCACGACCAGTACGAGCTGGAGCCGAAGGGTGGAATGGACATGGTGAGCCGGCAGATGATGGTGCAGCAGGCCATCAATCGTAAGCAGTTGTTTATGAACAGTCCCTGGGTGGATCAGGTGGAGCTGGACAAGAGCATCATGGAGCTGGATGACCCAAGCCTGATCAAGCGATTGCTGCGGGATCCGGGTCAGAAGGCGCAGGATGAGCTGGAGGACGAGACCAAGACGATCCCGACGCTGCTGGTTGGTATTCCTGTGCCGGCCAAACCGGGTCAGAACTACGCGGGGCGCATTGGTGTGCTGATGCAGTACCTCAATGGGGCGATCCAGCAGGGTCAGCAGTTCAGTCCGGCGGCTCAGAATGCGTTTATGATGCGTCTGGACAGCCTGTTGCAGTTCTACGAGCAGGTGGCGACGAACGAGGCGCGGAAACTGCGGAAGGAGATCCAGAAATTCTTGGAGGGAAGCGGTTTATTGGCGGCTCAGCAGCAGCAATTGCCGGTTCCGCCGCCTGAGATGGCCCAAGCCCCTGTTTAAGAACACAAATGACCTGCAAAGATTGCCGATATCGGGCCTCTGACAGCACTTGTCGGAGGTTTCCGCCCACCAGTAGACCCACTTGTTGGCCTACTGTGCTGGAATTTGATTGGTGCGGTGAATTTCAAGCCATGATCGCCATTGTCGCTCCCCCGCCGCCCATTCCGCCGACGCCGCAACAGCCTATTCCTCAGAATGCCCCCCTGCTTGAGGAATTGGTGGAGGGTGTTGCGCCCAAAATCAGGTTCCAGAAGGTTCGCAAGCCTGAGAACATGAAGGACATCCAAGAATCACCCCTATTCCAATCTTGATATGGCCGAGTACCAGGGAAAGAAGGTCACGCTCAACAAGCCTTTCTACACTCCGGGCGAGGCGAAGAAGCGGGCGGTTTATGTTCGCAACCCCAAGGGGACTGTGATCAAGGTTCGATTCGGCGATCCGAAGATGGAGATCAAGAAGGACGATCCGGAGCGGCGGAAGAACTTCCGCGCACGGCATAACTGCGATACTGCGACGGACAAGACGACGCCGAGGCACTGGAGTTGCAAGGCGTGGGGGATTGCAATCCTTGGTACATCATCTATGATGTCCATGTGCAACCTATTGAATCAAACAATCAGAGGATAAAAGTCGGTCGTTGGAACTTCTTCGACCTCAAGTGCAGTACATGCGAAACCAGAAGGTTTGTTCGTGTTGATGTGGTCAGGGTTCTCGACAAAAAGAAGGCTGCATGGAGGTGCAACCCATGCACATCGTCAGAACACCTTACAAAACTCTCAACGAAACACGGAAAATACGGATCTGGTTCGTATCGTTCATGGAGGAAAATGAAGGATAGGTGTTTGAATCCAAACCATGTCCATTCAAAGAACTACCTTCAGAGAGGCATTGGAATTTGCGAAAAATGGATGTCTTTCGATGGTTTCTACGAGGACATGGGAAATCGCCCGAATGGATGGAGCCTAGATCGAATCGACAACCATAAGGGGTATTTCAAAGAAAACTGCCGATGGATTCCGTTGCGGGATCAACCAAAAAACCGTAGAGATACCAAGAAGCCTTACACGCCTCCGACAATCCCATGAAGAAGAAATCGAAGTTCAGCAAACTGGCAACGCAACTCAAGAAGGAGGGCGCGGATGATCCGCGGGCTCTCGCGGCGTACATCGGGCGCAAGAAGCTCGGTGCCGCGGAGTTCATGCGGCGTCAGGCGGCGGGTCGGAAGAAAGCGGCCAAATGATCAGCACCTTCGCCAAGCTCCGAGCCGCGTGGGCTTTTACGCGGCACCAGCGATGGGTGGATCCGCTCCCGTGGACACGCGAGGACGCCACCGCGCTCAATAGCTTTTTCAAGAGCGATACCGGGAAGAAGTTCAAGGACGCTCTCCTGAACACGGTTCTGATGCAGAACGCTTCTGCTATAACAGACCGAAACCATTTGCAATATTCCTCAGGCTTTGCAATGGGTCAGGCCAGTCTTGTGAAGGTCATCGAGATGATGGCCGACCGAGAATCAATTACGGGGCAGGAAGATGATCCGGATTCTGCCACGAACACATAGGATCAAAGTTGCGGTTGCTGCGTCTGTGCGGGCCAGCAAACGAGTATAAGCACAATATGTCAGATGAAAACATGAGCGCGGACGCAATGCTTGCATTGGCCGCAGATCACGATGCCGGTGTCGATATCGACAGCCAGCCAAGGGAGCAGGCTCAAAATAATAACGAGTCAGCTTCGGTTGAGCAGGAATCCTCAAATGAGGTGACCGCCAGCAAAGAGACCGATGGTGGCGAGCAGGAGGTCAGCGCGAAATCAGAGTCGGAATCCAAGGCCAAGCAGAAGGAGGAGAAGCCGAAGGATCAGAAGAGCAAATTCGCCCAGGAGCAACAGCGTAAGGCTAAGTCTTGGGAGCAGATCAACGCCGAGAAGGAGGCTATCAAGGCTGAGCGCGAGGCGGTTAAGCGTGAGCGGGAGGAGTGGAGTAAGCAGCGGGAGCAATCCAGTGCTGCCGAGTCCAACTCGTTCCGGGACGACAAGGGATACACTGCGGAGGACTACGAGGCTGCGGCCAAGGAGTTCGATGCGGATGGTGATACCCAGTTGGCCAAGGCAGCGCGAGCCAAGGCTGATGGAGTCCGTAAAGCGGCGGGTGCCAAGCAGCAGCAGGTTCAGCAGGAGCGTTTCAACAAGTCATGGGCTGAGAATTATGGCCGACTCTCTGAGAAGGAAGTCTGGCTCAAGGATCAGTCCAGTCCTGAGTACAAGCGCACGGTTGAATTGTTGCAGCGGGTTCCGTTCCTCACTGCGATGCCCGATGGACTTGTCCATGCGGTTGAACTGATGAAGCTCCAAGATACTGCGGGTCGATCTCAGTCGCTTGAAGCCGAGAACAAGGCTCTGAAAGAACAGCTCAATAAGCTCCAGCAGAAGACCGCTATTGGGAAAAGCGTTCCGGCAGGACAACTCAAGACCGAGGAGAAGGATTTCTCCCGGCTATCCATGAAGGAGCAGAGGGAGGCGCTCATGCGAGCGTCGAGGGAGTTCGACCGGGAAGGCAACTGATAGCACAACCACAACTCAAATATGCCAGTTACAACCTCTACTACGCTAACCAGTCAGTTCCAGAACTACTTCAGCAAGGAGCTGCTCTCGATCGTCCAGCAGGAGACGATTCTTGATCAGTTCTCCATGAAGGCTCCGATCCCCAAGAACAATGGTAACAAGGCGATCTCGATGTTCCGTTTCGGAGCCCCGAGCATCGGCAGCGTTCAGACCATTGCTTCCGAGGGTGCTGCCATCAGCTCCGCGAACTACCGCGCTCTGGCCCTCAACAGCCTCAGCAAGTCGCTCGCTCAGTACGGTCAGGTGATCGGTTTGACCGACATCCTCCGCGCTACGGACCTGTTCAACTCCCTCCAGCAGGCCACCAAGACCAGCGGTCTGGACATGGCCCTCTGGGTTGACTCGGTGATTCGTAACACCCTGGTCGGCTCGAACCTCACGGCCAGCGGTTCATCCATCGGTTCCGCCGCCGAGGGTGGTGGCACGTTCGATAACTCGGACGCCGTGAACGTCGTCGCCAGCTCTGGCGGCGTGAAGGTGTACGGTAACCCCGCCACGCTGACCACGCAGAGCTTCTCTGCGCTGAACAGCGATACGACCGCTGCCAACACCACGATGACGGCGTCCGCTGTCCTCGACTCCATGACCCGTCTGAAGCGCAACCGCGCTCCGATGATCAACGGTGGCTACGTCCTTGCGACCGATCCCCGCGTTGCTCGTGACTTGATGCGCGATAGCGACTGGTTGAACGCCTCCAACTACGGCAACAAGGGTACCCCGTTCTACAAGGGCGAGGTGGGTTCCATCTACGGTTGCCGCGTGGTCACCCAGACCAACTCGTTTGTCAGCACCGGCTCCGGTACCGCTGCCGATGAGTTCGTTTATCAGGCCACTCCTGCTGGTGGCGGTCTGGCGGTCAGCAAGGACATCATCGCGTCCTTCTTCTTCGGTAACGAGTCGTTTGGTATCCCCGCCTTGACCGGTGATGATCCGTTGTCTCCGAAGATCGTTATCACCGATACCCCCGACAAGAGCGATCCGTTGAACCAGCTC